CCCGAAGCGCTGGCGGTCGAGACGACTTCGCCAACTTCCAGGCCCTCTCGCGCCCCTGCCACGGTGCCAAGACCGCTGCAGATCGAAGGGAGCACGATGTCCAGACCACCGCGAGCGCATCCACTCAGAGCGCTGAAGGTCGTGCCTACGGCGGAGGAGTCCGCCGCTCTCGCTATTCCACCCGCGCCGCACAATCTGTCGGACAAGTCACGAGCGGCATGGGTACGGCTCTGGTCCTCGCCTATCGCCAGGGTCATGCTCCCGGACCTCGACGCCGAGACGATCGAGATGCTGCTCAGGATGCGCGACGAGCGCGACACGGAGTTCCGCATGGGCAAGCGCCAGCGGATGGTGCTGGGGAGCCAGGGGCAGCCGGTCATCAACCCGATGCTCGCTCACGCGATGGTGCTCCAGAAGGAGATCCGAGCGCTGGAGGATAGGCTCGGGCTCAATCCGGTCGCGCGCCTCAGGCTTGGCATCCTGCTCGGTGACGCGACCCGCTCGATCGGCGATGTGAACGAGGAGTTTGAGCAGGGTGAGTTCAGCGACGTCGACCTCTCCGACGACGACACGCCAGCGACGCGCCGCCGCAGCGGCTAGACGCGAAGCCAACGAAGCGAAGATCCTCACGCGAGCCAAGGCGGCGATCGCTGCCGAGGAGCACATTCCCCTATGGACGGGAGCGCCCGATGAGTACCGCCCTCCTCGCTACGAGTCGCCCGAGCCTCGTATGGACGACGGGACGCCCTGGCCGAGCGCGGGCTGGATTGTCGCCCGATGGATTGAGGCGAAGCTGGTCCACGGGGAGGGCGATGCGCTGGGTGAGCCCGTCCGACTCGTCCCCTTCCAGAAGGAGCTGCTGCGCCGACTGTACCAATATCATCCAGTCACTGGTCAACTCCGCTACACGCGTGCGATCTGGGGACTTGGCCGCGGCAACGCCAAGACGGAACTGGCCGGGTTCATCGGAGATGCTGAACTACTTGGTCCGCTGGCTCCTCGCTCACCCAACGTCCCGCTAGCAGCGGCGTCGTTTGAGCAGGCGAACAAGTTGTTCGGCGCTGCGCGCTTCGGGATCGAGGGCGACGGTGGCGACAAGCCGGGACCACTCAGCCCGTTCCTGAGACGCGGCCAGCACCTGCAGGAGACCAAGATCATCCGGCCGGATCGGCCAGGGATGATCTACCGGGTCGCCGCGATCGCCGGTACCAACGAGGGCGGACTACCCAGCTGCGTCCTGTGCGACGAGATCCACGAATGGGAGGGCGAGAGCCGCGAGCGAGTCTGGACGGTCATGTCCAAGGGCGCCCGAAAGCGGAGGGTAGTCAGGACGCTATCGCCCGCGGTCGCCAAGGCGCTGGGTGTCCCAGCCCTCTACGGCGCGCTCCACATCGGGATCACGACCGCCGGCAACACGCTCGACGGTCTGGCCGGGAGGATGTACCAGCACGGCGTCCGCGTCGCGTCCCACGAAACCGAGGACGAGTCCTTCCTGTTCATGTGGTGGCAGATGCAGCCCCAGGTGACGCTCGGCGACGGGAGCGTCGGCCCCGGATGGGACCTGACGGTGCCCGAGCAGCGGCGCCAGGCGATCCTCGAGGCGAACCCTGGCGCCGGATCTTTCCTGAGCATCGACGGCCTCGAGGAGTCGTACCGCGACCCGACGGTCCCGCTCGATGAGTTCCTCCGCTACAACGGCAACCTGTTCGTCTCGCGCCCCCAGGCCTGGCTCCCCGAGGCGATCATCGACCGGGCGCGCAAGCACCCGACGGAGGTCACGCCGCCCCCGCCCAAGGGCACGACGATCGTGCTCGGCTTCGACGGAAGCAACAACCGCGACTGTACGGCGCTCATCGGGTGGTGCGTCAATGAGGACTACGGCTTCGCCATCGAGATCATCGAGCCCGAGAACGGCGAGGCGGTCTCGCGTACAGCCGTCGACGCCGCCGTCCACCGGGCGTTCAAGACGTGGAACGTCATCGAGTTGGCCGGCGATCCACCCGGCTGGAGGTCGGAGATGGAGGACTGGGAAGCGGAGTTTGGGACGCGAACGCTGGACGAGGCGCACGACAGGGTGATGGGATCGGGCAAGGTCGTGCGGTTCGAGACGTTCGTGTACGGACGGTTCGCTCCGGCCTGCGAGCAGCTCAAGGCCGACATGCTGACGGGTGGCCCGAAGATTGACGGCCATCCGACGCTGGTCGCGCACCTCAAGAACGCGACGGGACTGGACACGAGATCCGGTCAGGTGATCACGAAGGAGACGAAGAACAGTCCGCGTAAGATCGACGCTGCAGACGCGGCGATCATCGCGCGGACGCGTGCTGTATGGTGGCGAGGAAAGTTGGATCGCCCCGTTATCCCGCGGCGACAAGCGCAGGGGTTCTGAGAGTGGCAGACTCCGAGACCGCGACCGTCCGGCTGTCAGGACAGCTGGAGTACAACTCCCCAGAGTGGTGGCTGAAGCGACTCCTCGGTCTCTACACCGCACAGCAGCTGAGGGTCAGGGACTGGGAGGAGTATCACGACGGGAACCAGCCGCTCGCCTTCGCGAGCGACAAGTTCCGCGAGACGTTCGGGCGTAGGTACGGCGGGCTCCCCGCCAACTTCATGCCCCTCATCATCGACGCCGAGAGCGAGCGACTCATCGTCCAGGGCTTTCGGTTCGCGAACAGGCCAGAGGGCGACGGTGGCGCGTGGCGGATCTGGCAGGAGAACCAACTCGATGCGGAGTCGCAGATCGCACACGACCTCGCGCTGATCAAGGGCGTCGCGTTCGCGATGATCTCCCCGCCGATGAAGGGGTCGGACTTCCCCCTCATCACGATCGAGGACCCGAGCGAGGTCGTGGTCGAGTCGGTACCGGGTAACCGCCGGCTGCGACGGGCCGCGCTCAAGACCTGGACGGACGACGAGGGTTACGGTCGCGCCAACCTGTTCCTGCCCGACTACGTGTACAAGTACCGCACGCGCGTGAAGCGAACAGACTCCTCGGCCGGCTCGCTGCCCAACGTCTCATGGGACGTCTACGCCGCCGAGGATGACGGCGTCTGGCCGCTCGTGAACCCGAGCGCTCCTGACATCCCCATCGTTCCCCTGATCAACCGCCCGCGACGGGATGGCTCGGGGCGCTCCGAGCTGCGGTCGGTCGTCGGCAACCAGAACGCCATCAACAAGTTGCGGTTCGACGCCCTGGTGGCGAGTGAGTTTGTCGCCTTCCCCCAGCGATACGCGCTGAACATCGACGTCCCGGTCGACCCAGACACCGGCCGCGATATCGCCCCGTTCAAGCCCGGTGTCGATATGCTCTGGACGGTCCGCCGCCCAACGCCCGAGGAAGCCGCGACCTACGGCGACAACGTCCCGGTACCCATGCTCGGCCAGTTCCCGCAGGGCGACCTCTCACCCTACATCAACCTGATCAACCAGGAGGTCGGGGAGATGGCGTCCAACGGACGCACCCCGTACCACTACCTCCTGTCGATGCCAACGTCGGTCCCGCCCTCGGGCGAGAGCCTCAAGGCGTCGGAGGCGCGACTCGTCAAGAAGGTCGTGCGCCAGTCCGTCCACTTCGGGGAGGGCTGGGAGGAAACGATGAGGCTGGCACTCATCCTGTACGGACAGGGCGCCAAGGCCAAGACCGACGGCGAGACGATCTGGGCAGATCCCGAGACGCGCAACGAGGCGGCCCGGACCGACTCGATCCTGAAGCAGGTCGCGATCGGTCTCCCGTTCGCGTTCGCCCTCGAGGAACTCGGGTACTCACAGACCCAGATCGCCAGGATCCTCCTGCTGAAGGAAGCGGAGGACGCACAGAAGAAGGCCGAGGAGCAGGAGCGCCTCGCGGCTGAAGCGAAGCTGAAAGCGGCGACGAGCGAGCCCGACGACGCAGATGACGACGACGGGGTAGACAGCGACGGAGGATAGGCCGTACAATGACAGAACCGACAAGCGCGACTCCGGCCCCGGCGGCCGCAGGCGCGTCGCCCCAGGCGGGCGCCGGTGAGCCCCAGGCGGGCGCACCGAGGAACGGCGGTACCCAGATCACGGACCTGACGACACTCCAGCGCGAGCTGGACGATGCCAGGCAGGAAGCCGCGAAGCACCGGATCGACCTGAACAAGTACAAGGAAGCGGAGACGGCCGCGGCCGAAGCGGCCAAGACCGAGCTGCAGAAGGCGATCGACAGGGCAGAGGCCGCAGAGAAGGCCAGGGACGAGGGTCTGGCGCAGGTCAAGTCGTACCAGCTGAGGCTGGCTACCGTCGAGGCTGCGCGACGACTCGGGTTCCGCAACCCCGAGATCGCACACCGTCTCGTCTCGGCGTCTGACGTCGAGTACGCCACCGACGGTGCCCCGAAGAACATCGACAACCTCCTCGCCAAGATCGCCGAGAGCGATCCCTACCTCGTCACCGGACAGGGCGGCAAGTCCGCCGACCTCGGGGGCGGACCGAGGGGTACGCCTCCCAGTCCTGACGTGAACAGCATGATCCGCCGAGCCGCAGGGCGAGGCTGAAGGAGAACCCATGCCCGTCTACAACAGCCTGACGTCGCGGACGGACGCGGACGCGCTGATCCCGGTGGAGGTCTCGCGCGAGATCCTCCAGGGGCTCCCCGCGTCGAGCGCCGCCCTGCGTTCGATGCGGCGCGTGAACATGAGTTCCGCGCAGACCCGCCAGCCGGTCCTCTCGTC